CCGCGCCGTTTCGCGGTCTTGCGCTTTGCTTTCCGGGGCGCATTCTTCCGCTTGCCCTTTTTCATGTACTTCGCCCGCCATGCTTTGGAACCGAATTTTAACGCCATGTTGTTTTGGCCTCGTTCTGTATCCCGCTTTGGACGGGCTCTGATTTCTCGACAGCCGAACTTTCTGTTTGCAGCAGCACAATTGCTGCGACTGTAAACGCCAACGCTGCAATCTGCCGCGCGGATAACGTCTCTTTGAAGAAGAGCACGGCCACCAGTAACGCCAGCGATAGTGAAATCGCCTGCCACGCGATTGAGATTGACGCGAATGTCTCCATGCGAAGCGCGAACCACACCGGGCACGCAGTCAAGGCATAGCAGAGTACGCCAGCGATGAACTTTGGTGATCCCAACGCGAGGGCCGTCTTTAGAAAGACATCACCTAGGATTCCCATGGAGCAACTGAGCGCGATTAGACAAAAGACGATCATCGATCAATCCCCTCTGCCGGAATTTCGTACCCGCCGCCCTGAATGCTCAACAGCTTGTTGCGTACGTCGTAGCCCACCAGCGGCAAGCGTGAGCCCTTCTTTCCGAAGGCGTAGAACATTTCGACAGTCTGCCGTTCGCCGCCGAACTTGTGCTTGTAGTTTGCCGTGCCGCCATCCTCAGGCATCAGGTGATCTTTGCGCGTGAAGTAGACCACGTTGACCAGCGAGCCTAAGATTTCGTGCTCATGCGGGTTCTTGATCCCGAACGATTCGAGGCTCACAGCCTGATCCCCGCCAACGATGTAGAGCTGCTTGCCCTTCTCATCCTGTGCGAGCAGTGCGCCTTTGAAGTGCTCGAGCTTCACCGTCCGATCCCCGGTGATCGAGAAGATTTCCAACTCCTTGAGCTTCCCGATGCCGCTTAGAACCTTGTGCCGATGCACGTTGGTTTTGAAGGTGAACTCTTTTTCCGGTTGCCGCCCGTGAAAGATTTCGTACCGCGCCGCCGCCGCGTCCTCCGGGTTCTTGCGCGTTCCGAAGTTGACGACGAAGCGCTCTACTTTGCCGTTGCCCCGCGTGCCCGCCGCCGTACACACCGCGTAGGGGTTCGCCCCGCCGCGCTTCTTCACTTTCTTTACACATCGCTCGAACTTCGCCGGGTTGCCTTTGCGCAATACAAACCGCTCAACCGCACCCCCCGCATGCTTTAACACCGATCCGACTCCAGGCAGGGTAGAAAAGGCGAGGTTACGACGTTTTGAAGTTGAGGAGCTTCGTTTTGTGAGTCGTTTCGCCATCTACCAGCCTGCCGGAATCCGAATCTGTGCCGAACAATTAGGGGCCACCAGAAGTTGGGGGTTTACAAAAGACTGCGCCTGATAATCGCCGAGGCCCCCGCCCGCCGTCGACTTCGACCACAGGTAATAAGCGCCGCCCGCGAGCGCCAATAGTCCGACAACGCCGATGCCGCCCACCGCGACTTTCTTCGACGCCCGCCGCTTGACCGCTTTCCCCACTCGCGCCGTGTCCTGAAACAAGGAAACCGCCAAATAAGAGCCGACGCCCGCAACGATGAACTCACCCGCGCCCCATGTGGTGGGATCCAACGAGTCAAAAAGACCCATGCCGTGATCGTGCCCGCCGCAGGTTCCGCCGCAGTCGCAAGCACCGCCGCCGCATCCCAAGCCTTTCGAATTACCGCGTAAGTAGGGCATTATCGTCTCATCAAAAACATCACTGCCAGAATCCCCGCGCCAGCCAGTAGCAACGTACCTGAAAGGCTGGTCGCAACCGCATTTGAAACCGCGCCCGCCGTCGCATCGGCAATTCCACCGGCAACGGCCGCACCCGCCGATCCCACAACCCCGCCCATCTGACCGAGTGTGGACTCGGAGCCATATTTCGCCGCCGACTCCGTAGGCGTGTCGAGCCAGTACGGCAACCAGGACGGCCGGTTCGGATCGAAATATGAATCGTCGGGATATGCCCCAACGCCGCGCGTGTACATCAACGCCGCCCGCCTTTGAGGAGTATCAGCGCCAGAATCCCAACCGCCGCATAGCCGAACATTGGGGACATCGGGGCACACGCGAAGTTGGTCGAAGAATCGCCCGTAGTCCCGACAAACGGAAACGAACTCGACATGCAAAACGATCCAGCGGTAAACGTCTCGTTCGATTCGCACACGCTGCTTGCCGGGTTGAATGTGTAGCCGGGATCGCACGCTTGACCGAGCCCTTTAACGTACATTTGTTTTGGCCTCCATCGGCGTAGCGTGCGCCACACCTTGAATAGTCCCGACAGCCGAACTCTTGTTGGCGCGAAGGGCAAAAGCCATTCCTGGTCGAACGAGATCCCGGAAGGGCGAAGCATTCAGGCCGCCTGAGGCTAAAGCAAAAACACCGAACATTTAGGAATCACCCCCAAATGCGGAATAAAGTAGAATGCCACCGACGAGCAACCCCGCCCATGTTAAAGCCGACGAGCTACCCGAAGACGTTCCATCCGCGCTGATCATCGAGCCATCAGGAGCCGAGCACTTGGAGCCGACGTAGCCCCAGCTTGAAAAAGGAACCTTGACCACATCGCCCACGCCGCGTTTTCCGGGAACGTACATCAGTACCGCCCTCCAGCTCGCCGGAAGTCCGCAAGCCCATAGCCGCCGAATCCGCGCCCGCCGCGAACGAACACCGGACGGGGTAAACCGCCCAAACCAGAAAGCCCCATGCCGCCCGCATCCGCCGCGACCACGAATTGAATCGGCGTGTACTTCGTATAGTTGGCGGTGTTCGCCGGCCGACCGTTCGGGAAGAAAGTCGCATCGAAGTTGTTGTTCGGCGTGAACCCCAACTGATTCCAATAATAGTTCCACTGATCCGCATTCAAAGGATTCGCCGAGCCCGCCGCGCCCGCCAATCGGAACCCGGAAGCCGCCTGCGCCGCAGTTGCTTTGCTGGCATCGGGAGCCGGGGGAGTCGTGATCACCGGAGCGGATCCGCCACCGCTCGAACCGCCGCTGCCGCCGGATGTACCGCCGCCCGTGGTGGTGGGAGATGGAACCAGCGTCACAGGAGTTGTGAAGTACTTGTACGCCACATAAGCCGCGCCGCCCAGCAGTACGTACGTCAACACGTTTGAGGAGCCCGCCATCTTAGTGCCGCCCTCCCAGAAAGAACACAGCGCCAACACCCGCCGCGATCAAAGCCCACGTTGGAAAGCTGGAGCCGCCCACGCTTACGGTGCTACTCAGGAATGAACCCCCGGAGCCAGAACCAGCACCGGCACCCGCGCCGCTGCCAGCTCCAGCACCCGCGGCTACCGAGAAAGAAAGAGAGCCCGCGGTTACGCCCCCCACTTTCCAGGATTCTGCCCACGTGCCCACCTGCCCCGCTCCGAATGTTCCGGTAAGCGTGAGTGAGCCGTTGGACCCTATCGTCCCCATCGGCGAGGTACCCAAGGAAGTGCCGTTTTGAGTTGCCGAGGCGGTTACCTGCGCATTGGGCGGACCCGTAACAACGATCTGCCATCCGTCACCTACGGCAAATGAGGAGTTGGACCCGCCCGAACTGTTGACCAGGCGAACCGTGGGAGTAACCGCCGATCCGCCGCCGCCCGTGTCGCGCACGGCTGGAGTTGGACCCCAACCCGTAATCGGAGCATTGCCGGGGAGCTGGGGAGCCGCCGCGCCATATTTCGCGTAGAGCATCGCCGCCAACTGTTGCACGGTGTAGTTGGACCAGTACGCGCCGCTCAAGTCCTGGTGACCGCCCGCAGGACATTGCATCGGTTGCCCGGAAATAGGATCGCTGTACACGCCGCCCGGATGATTCGAGCAATACACCGCAGCATCGCCGATATTGATGGGGACTCCAGCGAGCGCCGCCGCCGCTGAGTTGGGACCGAGTACCGCGATGTCCTCCGCGACTGCTGTATTTTGCGCCGCTATGAAGTCGGGGTTGTTCAGGATCGAGCATGGATCTGACGCCGGATCGGTGCCGATGGGAGCGCAGCAACGCGAGAGCCCGCCATTCCAATAATTGGGAGACGTGCAGGTATCGGCCGTCGAGCCCGTTGCACCGAAGCCGCGGCGACGACGAAAGACCGGCATCGGAAAAGGCACACGCCCAGGAGCCGCGCCGCGAGAGACGTACATCAGTCGCCCCCCATCAGAACCGCCGCTGCGACCAGGCCGCCCGCTACAAGCAACGGCGTGGGGATTCCTGATACCGCCGAAGTAAACGATTGGCTTGAGCTACCAGCGCTCGAGCCCGCATCAGTCGGGACTGGATCAGGTTGCACAAACGGATCGTTTGCGATGGGGTCGCGCATCCCGATAAACCAGTTCCAGCAATCCGTGCCCGAGCCCGCCGCGCCCCACTTCGTATACGTCCCATCTGCGTTCCATCCTCCGGGAGAAGCTTTCCACGTGCAGGCCCCGCGCTGCCGATCCGTGATGCAACGCTGACCGGCCGCCTGAAGTTGGGGATTACCGCACGCCTTTTGCAGAGCTGCCCACGTCGTATCGAACGTGTTGAGCGCCGCCGCCTGCATCGACGCGTAGCGGATGGGCGACGAGGTATAGGCGTTGACGTTCTGGGAAAGCAGCGTGTCGCACTGATTGGCGATCTGCGTAGCCGCGATGCATGTCTGCCCGCATCCCTTAAATACGTTAGCAAGTGCAATGCCGATGCCGACCAATGCTGCGATTGCCGCACCGACGATAGGTACCGTTGCGCTGACCATGCCGAGTTGAAACAGAATTGATGCCGTAGTAGCAAAGCCCGCTGATGCAGTGCTCGCAATCGTTGAAACCGTCGGCGGAACAACTTGCCCAAGGCCCCGTGAGGACACGTACATCATTTCCGCCCCGTTAAAGAACGAAGAACCAGAATGAGAAGCAACGCGCCGCCGATCAAAGGCAGGTTGTTCATGATCGACGTGGTGAGCGCCGATGAATTGATCGGGTTGAGATTGCCCGCGCCGCTCAACAGGCCGGTTGCCGGGTTGTAAATCAAGTTCGTGCCTGCGACCTGGTACGGGCCGCCGCTTGCCGTGCGGATCAGGCTCACAGCCGCATTGCCACCTTGAGCGATGATGGCCGCGAGTTGCGCGGGGGTGAACTGAGCTTGATTCGGCGTGCCCGCGATCGGCGTTATCGTCGCCGGCAACGTGGGTATCAGATTCGGCTGAACTGGCAGGCCCGTTTCCGGGTCGATGATCTGCGTTGTGGTTGCTGGCGTGGAACTGAAGAGATTACCCAACGGCTGATCAATGTTCGTTTCAAACCAGGAGCCCGCCTCGTCGACAAACGTATCGCCGCTATCTTGCCCCATCCCGCGCCGTCGACCGCGAGCAACCGCGCCCAGTCCGATGTACCCGTGCAGTCCTTGAAAGTTCGGAATCTTCACATCGGCCGGCCGGCCGTCGAGCGTCCACGTTTGGAAACGGTTAATACGATCGCGCGGAACCATCCAGCCAGGCGCTTTGCCGTGCGACGTGTCGAGCGGGATGATTCGCCCGTTCACATTGGCGCACAAGAACACATGCGACCAGCGCCGGGGATCATCGAGATCCGTTGCGACCGTCGTAATATAGACCGGCACGCCGAGTATCGTGAGCATCGCCGCGCCCAGCATCGTGAACCCGTCGCAATCCTCAGACGGCTTATCCATTCTGACGAGGACTGCCGGCGCAATCAGAAGATCCTGCGAACCCGTTTCGCCCACCTGGAGCATCGTGCCTTCGTCGCTTCTGAACTTCACACAGTGCTTGATGTACCAGAACACGCCCCACAGAATTGCGGCCGGGTCCGAGCTGCCACGCGCGAAATGTTTCTTTGCGTAGGCCGCGCACGCTTGCACTACAGGATCTTTCACCGACTCCGCGATTAGATCGCACATCTTTCGTACGGTCTGCTGAGTTGCTCCGTCCGTGTCATCGGCCGCCCGCGTTCGATTCAGCGAGAGAGGCGGGAGCGATGGGCGGTAGGAGCGTGTGGCGGGCATCTGCAAGTGAGCCCTATTGTGCAACGCCGGGATTTTTGCTGTCCAATGAAGGTTAGACTAGACTAGTCTAGTTACGGAAATTCAAAGAATTACAAAAACAGGGGGTTCCGATGGCTGAAGTGACCGAAATGAGCAGTGTTTCTCCGACAATCCCGCCCGGAAACGGAACCGTGCCGCCCAAAAGACGCGTTGGACGGCCGCGGAAGGAAGAAAAGGCCGCCGAAGCCGACATCGAGCCGCCCGATGCGGAAATATCCGGGGATGAGGATTTCTGGCTGCAAATCTCAAACTACAGCCTTGACGAATGGAATCACCTAACGGCCTATCTGTATCGAGTTGCCCCGCGCATCGACCGCAAATCAAACGGGAAGCCGATCAACCTCGGAGCGTATTCCATCCCGTTCACGCGCGAGGACATCATGAAGGAACACGGATCAGGCGTGTACCGGATCGACCTGTGCGCCATGGAGCCAGCGGGCAGCAAGTCGCATCGGATCGCCCGAGAAGTGTTCACGATCATCAATCCCAAGTTTCCGCCCGTTGTTCCCGTTGGTGACTGGGTAGACGACAGAATTAACGACATGTGGAAGTGGGGAATACCAGGAGCGCAGACACAAATGAACGGCAACTATCCGCCCGGCTTCGACATGGACAAGATGTATAACAAGGCTTTCGAGTTCGCCGAGAAGCTCGCGCCGAAGCCGGCAGACAATACCGGCCAGAATGAACTCCTCATCAAATTGATCGACGTGGCCACTAAGCAGCCAACACCGCCGCCACCGCCCCCGCCACCGGACACATCAGGTATTGACCGGCTCTTGAATATGCTGCTTGAGGATCGCAAGGCCGACCGCGAGCGACTGGACCGAATGCAGGAACGCCTGAACGCGCCCGTTGCGCCTCAGAAGAGCATCATTGAGCAATTCATTGAGATCCGCCCGCAGATCAAAGAACTGGTGGATGCCTTTGCAACGAAGACCGGCAAGACGGACATTTGGGCGGAACTCGCCAAGGAGGGCATTGGACAAATTCCCGATCTGATCGAGTTGGGCCGCGACTTCGTAAAACGTGGCGACAAGCCCGCCGCACCAGGGTTTCAACCCCGGCCCCAGATTGCCGCGCCACCAACCGCCGCAACTCCGAACGCCGGCCAGGCCGCACCCGCCGACATGCCTATCAAGTCAGTCGACCAGATGACGGAAGAGGAGAAGCGGCAATACGTCGATCACCTGTGGAACAAGTACGGCCCTCACCTGCTGGGAATATCTTCGAAGCTGGTTGAAGAGTACAAGGTTCAGGACCAAGGATATTCGTTCCGCGATTGGTATTGCGAAATGTACGGAAAGCTGCGATGGGCCGACCTGAAACGCGATCTGCCGCCCGAGTTGATCACCAACATGTACCACGCGCACCCGCAGTTGCGAGAGGAACTCACGCCGCCCGCCCGCCTGACGTTGTTCCTCGTTCAATTCTTCACGCCATTCGGAGAGGAAGGCGATGATCTGCCGCCCGCTGCCGATCTATCCGAAGACGCCCCGCCACATGTCGAGCACACCAACGGAGTGAGCGCCGTATTGCAGCCCGAGGCCAAAACAAAAGCCACACCCAAGGGAGCCCACTAATTTATGTCGCAGGATTTAGCCGATCATATTCTAGCCTCAGGCAGCGTGCCGTCTTCGACCGAACCTGGAAGCGTTCGACCAGGACCAGCAGCAGTAGATTTGGCCAAACATAATTTCAACCCCGTTGGAAAGCTTGAATGGAAAAGATATGGAGAGGCCCGCTTCGGACTTCGGGGATCGCAGGTAATGGCGATGATCCGGGCGAGCGACAACACCTACCCCATTAAGGTCTATGACGTTATTTACCCGGAACGAATGTTCCTCACTCCACAGGCCGCGCAAGAAGCAGCCGAGAAGCACACTCGATGCGACTTCCACGGTATTGAGTCCTGCCAACTCTGCTGGATTAATGTCGTCCCTTCTGACGAAGAGGGAGCCCACTAACAATGCCCGCAATCACCCAATGCTTACACTGTGGGGAAACCTTTGAAGGTGGAGTGGTCATCGTAGGACGCCCCAACGCGCGATTGCAAGCCCTTCTGATAAAACTCGCCTCACATATGAACCAGAAGCACCCGGACTTCGCGCAAGGAATGAATCTGGACGGTGTAACGTTCATGGGATGGCGATACCTCACCAACTTCAAATCTGACGATGAGGACCTGAACGCGGAATCCGATAAGCAACGGTGGATGATTCACCAGCAGACGCTGCCCTATCGAATGGATGACGCTGTATTGAAGAAGCAGGCCGGGGAGACAGCAACCGCCCTACGGCAAGTGGAAGAACAGTTGACGCGGAACAACGTCATCATGAACGACGAGCGCAATGAAGCGTTCGAAATGATCATCCTCGACAAATTCAAAGAACTCCGAGACGCCCTCGAAGAGCCCAACAAGTACGAGCTTCCCAAGGTAGGGCAGTTGGTTACGCACTAGGCTTTTCGCGGCTGACCCGTTTCCAGTCGGGTTGTTCCGTAGTCTGTGTACTCGAATACCTCATGGGTGTGATCGTCAAATTGGCCTCGGGCAGTAACCATCTTCGCCCGTAGCTCTGCGACCTCGACAGCCAACCGCTTCAACTCGGATTCGCGGTGAGTATCCCGCAATCTGATCAGCGACATTTCCCCGATCAGTTCTTTCCGCAACGCCGCGTACTTCTTATCAATCGCTTTGTGTAGTCCCGTCTTTAATGGGCCGTACGAGCTGCCGTAACGGTGGAACTCTTTGCGGCAAGTCTCAGAACAAAACTTTTGCTTTGGGCGTTGGGGGTTTCGCCGGTAAAGAGCGTGGCAGTTTTCGCACCGGGCGCGTTTCTTGGAAGCGGTTTTAGATATTAGGGTAGACACGCCACATAGTCTACGCTCTCCGTCCACGCGAAGCAATAGTACGTGTGGACGGGGAACTATGGAGCGACGAGCGACGAAAGTAGGGGCCGGGAGGAATCTTTACGGATTGAGCGGGTTTCCGCGTGGTGCGTTTTGTCAAAGTCTAAATGGCACCATTGACAGAGCGCTTTTAGGTTCTCGGGTCTGTCGTCGCCAGATACGTGGTTCAGATGCGCGATGGTCAGGACGATGCGAACTTTATGTTCGTCCATCGGTTCGAACGTCGTCACGTTGCCGTTGTTCCGATGCCACGGAGCCCCCGGCCCCGTCATCCGCCAGAATCCGCCGCCGCCGCGAAACACTTCGACGCCATTCCACACGCGGCATTGTTCACAGCGATTGTTCGCACGCTTGAGAATCGCCGGCCGGATTACTTCGGACCACTCGCGCCCGTAGAACTTTTGCAACTCTGGTTTGATCGGCAACTGGATCACTGAGCCTTTGGAGTGGGAAGTGCCTTGAATTGGGATTCCATCATCGTATCAAACAGCCTTTGGTTGGTTCCGGGGTTCAAAACGATGTATGGCATGAAGACCTCAGCGGTCTGCGCCATTCCGCAATCAATGAACGCCAGTTGCGCCTGGACCCAGCGGAGTAATTGCCGCCATGCGATGCGCTCAGCCTTTTCGTCCACAAGACGCCGAGCATTGCCGGTTGTTTCGCGAAGGAGTAGTTTCCGCACCGCATCAACGCGGGCGGGCATATCGAAAAGCACATCGTTGCCGGATACCCGCATCACCCAGCGGAGCCCGACGACGCGCCCATCGTCGTAATCAGTATTGATCGACCTCGCCCCGTGTGCTACCAACTCGCGCACAATCTCAGCCGCGCTCTGATCCGCGCCGATTTTCGTCGTTTCCATGAAAAGCCGATTCTTGGCCATGCTCAATACTCCATCAGTGAAATACGCGGCAACTTCAGGAGCGCCCGCGCATGACGCGCAAAAAACTTCGCCCTCAACTCCCCGGCTTGATCCTGTGTAAACTTCCCCGCCCCGCCCATACACGCCAGATCGTTAGCCGCCGCTTCCCGGATCTGCGCCCGCTGATCGTCCGTCAACGTCGCCACCATTGCCCGGAGCGTACGCGATTCGATGCCCTCTAGCGCCACTTCGATTTCAAGGTGATTCCCGGAGAGCGCCGCTATTTGTTCCGCCACATCGTGAAGCCCGCGCTTTCGGATGGCCGAGGCGCACCGCGTGAGAGCGTCATCAGGCGCGGATGGTTCGAACTTGGCCGGATGATCGCCAGGAGGCCCGCGCCGGATCAGCCGCAACGCGCTTATCACCCGCGTCGAGTGAGACGGTAAAAACAAACCCTCACTGCGCTGGTTTGGAATGTGAGCCATACGCACGGCTTGCGCGAGTTCTAAATCTGTCACATCGGGGAAAATCGCCCGAACCATCGAGAGGAACCGAACAAGGAAGTTGACCGCCACCAGCGGGAAGAAAGAGCAGAGCGCCGCCATAGTAGCCGCCCATGCTTTTTCAGTCGCCTGTTCGACGGTTTGCGCAGTGGACTGCGCAATCTTTGTTAGAAACAGACCACTTGCCGGTTTTGACCCCGTTACCGCTTGCGCAGTGGACTGCGCTGCATCGCCTGGACATTGCCCCTCGCGGAGCATCTTACAACCGTGATCGTGACATTCTTCGTGAACCTTCGCGCCGACTTTGGCGGTACGCTCTTTGCGTTTTGGGTCCGCGTTGGGCGAGACGATGGTTTCGCGATTTCTAAGCGCCTCGTTCCATCGGGTCCAGTCCCATGAGAATTTCGCCGTGTCTCCGCGCCCGGTGACCATCAGACCCTTTTCCCTCAGGCCCTTAATCGCGTATTCTTTCTGCCGTGGCGCAAGGCCCGTCCAGGATTCCCACACGCGGTCTGAAATCGTCGCTTCGCCGTTCAGGTCGCCAGCTCGCCGTAGGATGATCAGCGCAAGCGCACGTTCGGCGGGTATGAGGGCGGTTTGATTTTCGGCGAAAGAGTTCGGGACTTTGAAATATCCGGCTGTAATCTGGCGGGTCGGTTGAAGTGCGGCAGTTGCCACGTTGTCAGCTCCTTAAAATTTTAAAGCGCTGAGAAGAAAGCGGGAGCTGACTCCACTTCGCATCCCAGCGCTATTTCCATTCCTACCCCTGCGGGCTTCGGTTTGGTGGCCTAGAAAAAGCGTACCACAAAAATATCCGACCGCAACAGCCCCTCTGTCAACCGTGAACCGTTCTAGCTGCTGTTGGTTTTAGTTTCTTTCAGATAGAGCTTTCCATGTAAGGATACAAACGCAGTGGTCTGCGCGTTTTCGCGCATTAAACTGCGCAGTGTAGTGCGTATTTTCTGCGCAGGGGGGTGCGTGAAATTATTTTCCGGGTGCCGGAAATTGGTAGATGGAGGACTTTTGGGGGATTGTTTTGGGGTGTGAGGGTGATAATATTTTGGCCTCGGGCGGTGTTGCGGTGCTGACTGACATCATGCGCTCGACAGGGAGGATTACTTTTCATGTGGGCAGAGTTCGAGGGAATGAAGACGAAACCGGGCTACCCGATCATCAAGGGTCCGTTTCTTATCGAGGTCTACGAGCTGCGCCGTTCGCGCGGACTTCCCCGCTTTGGGGCGAGACTCTTACAGACCCAGCAGCGTTTCACGGAGATCAGCGAAGCCACGGAGGAATCGGCACAGGACAAAGTAGCCGCGATTTTTGAAAAGCAGTTGAAGCCGTGGACGAAGTAAAACCTGTGAATGTCGCCCGCTCACAAGATGTGAGGACCGAAATCCGTGGCAAGGCCAAACCAAAGTACTAGGTGTCGAACTAAGGCAATCGGTCTATTGATTCAAACAAACCCACACCGCAATATAGCTCAGGAGGGAAAAGCAGCAAAATGAAACTGTCTCTAGCATTCTTAACCGGGGTTCTGACGATGGCGGCCGTGGTCTACTCGACGGGCGCTCACTTCGCAGCTCCGATGTTTTTCGCCGGCATCGTGGCCGTGGTTGCGCCGGGGGTTGCATACCTGTGTAGTGTGAAGCGCATCAGGACCGCCGCGCGTTTCCTGTATTCTTTCGCCGATGCGTGGGAGGGAACGCAGGCGGGGCCGGTGGCGGTTCGATCCGTCGAGGCGTCGGGGTACCGCAAGCCATCAAGGAAGCAGGCCGAGCAGATCACCAGGGATTCTGCCGCTGAGTACTTAGGGGATGATGCGGATGAGTTGTTTGGTGTGTCGCCGAGTAGGAGGGTGGGATGAGCGATTTGAAGGATAATATTTTGGCCTCTGGCGGCATCCCGGCTTCGCCCGAACCTGAGAGCGTTCGACAGCCGAATGTTTTCGCCATCGAACACCTAGCCCAATGGGATCGCGGGGAATCAGTGTGGACCATCGAAATGGGCGGACTGGGACCCGGTTACGAACAAGCCCTTCAGATTCTGGCCGTAGAAATCGTCCGCGATGAACTAAACAACCCCTTACCCCAGAAAGAGTATGGGAAATGGGGAGACGCTACCGTCGAGCGGATCGACCAACGGGACCCAGTGACCGGCAAGTACGCTTGTGGTGGTTTCTCTGGCGCTCAGGTTGGAGCCGCCAAGCAGATCGCATATCGTCTACTGAGGGATGGTCAAGAGTGGCTAAAGGCCGCGCCGGACGGTCGAAAGATTCAAGTGTCCCGCTTTTTCCCAGCAGCACCCAAACCCGTGAATGTCGCCCGCTCAGAGCAAATCCAAGTCGCCGACCGTGGCAAGGCCAAAACAAAAGAAGGTGCCAAGTGATTATCGCCGCAGGAATTATAGCCGGGTCCGTCACCTTCGCTTTATTCTGGATTACGGAGCGTGCTTTCAAAGCAAATGTAGAGGAATCCTTTGAGCGCGATCGGTTGAGAGTGCTGGGGCCTTCGGGTTTAAGACGGGTTATCCGGCAAGAGGATGGAAAGGCTTTGATGTATGAAGACTGATTTCGATGGTTTGGCCTCTGGCAGCGCTTTGGCTTCGGCCAACCCGGAGAGCGTACGACAGCCGAACACTGACCGTTGCGCCGTTTGCGGGAAAGCCTGTTGCGCCTGCGACAAGTGCCGAGCGATCAAGGGGCATCGGGCGGATATCTGTTCGGGATGCTTTTACAAGACGAAGGCGGTTGCGAAGTGAGCGAAGAGAAGATGATTCAGATGGCCAGCATTAAGACCGATGGGCCAGCCGGGAAGCGTTCGTTCACTATAATCCAACCGCCGTTTCCACAAGTCGGTGAATGGATAAACGGTATCGGGATTGTAAAGTCCGTCAAGTTGACCATGGGATGTCTCTTAGCCCGTCCTGGTCGGGCGCAAGAAAGCCACGCGAAGAAAAGCAAGTCGACGGAGGCCAAAAGAAAAACAACATCCCACAAGGCCAAACCATGAAAAGAACCCCGCTCAAGCGCCACACCCCCCTAAAACGATCCGCCGTAGATAGACGAAAACCAAAGAGGACTCGGGGACTGCGAGTAGTGAACCCGTCCAAGATAAAAAGGGCACGCCAGCTAAAAAGAACGCGCCTCAAGCGATCAAAGCCCCCCGCCCTGCCTCAATGGGTTCTGGACTGGTGGGAGTGGGTTAGAGCGCAGCCGTGTGTGATTTGCGAGCAAACGCGCGAAGACATCAGGCACGCCCTAGGAGACGATCCCGCCGATCAATGGGCGCAACTAACTAAAACCGAAGTCGCCCACGTCGGACCACGGGGTCTTCGTCAGAAGTGCGACCCGAGAGAAGTGGTACCGCTCTGTGGGGTTTTGCATCATAGGTTGGGGGCGTATTCGGCGCATCGACGGGGGAAAGAGTTTTGGAAGTTCCACGGGTTAATACGGAAGCAGGTAGTCAGAGAGTTGCAGGAACGGTATCAACGTGACACTGGTATTGATTTGGCCTCATTCGGCAAGCGCCTTCGACCGGACTTTACAGCGTTCGACCAGGAAGGGCACCGATGAGCGGGCCGGGGAAAGACGGAACCGCGTTCAACCTTGACCGTTGGGTATCGTGGGCCACGTCGCCAAAGACCAGCTCCAGCGTTGGCTTGCGTTCCGGCAACATGCCCGGAGCAAGGAAGAAAGGTACTAAGGCGTTCAGCCGCTCCGGTGGACCGCGCCGCGCCTGCGTCTGTGGGCGGATGAATCACGTGAAGCTGAAGGTGTGCAGGTGTGGGAGGGTTCTTTGATGCTTATGGTTTGGCCTCAGGCGGCATGTAGTCGCGGACAGGCTTTGAATCGTTCGACCAGGAGGGGCTTTTGAGGATATACGTAGCAAGTTCATGGCGGAACACATTCCAGCCGGGAGTAGTTGAAGCACTTCGCGCGATTGGGCATGAAGTCTATGATTTCAAGGGCGCGGGCGATGGCTGGGGCGCGGGCGATGGCCCCGGTGGCTTCGCATGGTCGGAGGTAGATCGGGCATGGCAGGATTGGCCGACTAACGTACCGAGCTATCTCGCGGGCCTTGAGCATCCCCGGGCGATTGAGGGATTCCGCCGCGACATGGATGCCCTAGAGCGCTCAGACGCATGTGTAATGGTGATGCCCTGTGGGCCCAGTGCGTCGATGGAAATGGGTTGGGCTTGCGGACGCGGCATGAAGGTAATCGTCTATATTCCGGCGATGCGCGAACCAGACCTAATGGTGAAAATGGCTGGACTAGTGACGGACAATCTGGCGGAAGTTCTTGCCGCATTGAAACCGCAACCCATGAATGTCGCCCGCACAGAGTCAGTCCAAGCCGCAACCTGTGGCAAGGCCAAACCATGAAAACCTACCCGGTCACCCCCACCCAGCTAAACCAGCTCAGAACCAGATTATTAGAACTAGGAGTCACACTCCCCGATGGACAGGAAGGAGTCTTGATCCATGGAGGGATTCAGTTGAAGTACTTTTACTCTCCAGAAACCACGCAACTGCTGGGACCGAATCAACCAGGCGTGTTGACGTTGAGCATTTTGAAGAAGCCGATGGTTGTGCCGGCCGCCGCGATTTGGGCGCAGGTAGGCGGATGGATTGACGACGCGATTAGTGGGGCATCCCCGGCAAGCCAGAACCCCGCGTAAGAATCTCAGCGAGAATCCATGCAGCCAGTCCATAGCATACGAATCTCCAACGCGGTGTTTCCGGTGGGGTGGGAGGCCAAGCGGCTACGATGAAGAATACGAAGCCGAAGACGAGCAGGATGAGAATAACGAAGGGCATGTGTACCTCAGGAGTTAGAGCGTTGGATGGTGTTTTTGTTTCGGCCTTGCCACGGGGTGTGGCTTCGGAAGGGCTTGTGAGCGTGCGACATTCACGGATTGCGGCATGAGAGACGACCTGACGGACGTGTGGGCTTGCGGGGGAGGTACCCAATCCGGGGCCATCGCTGCCCTTATCAAAGCCGGAAGGCTACCGAGGCCGGACTTTGCGTTCATGACGGATACCGGGCGGGAGCGCTCCGCAACGTGGCCATTCGTTCACGAGTTCATTCGCCCGTGTCTGGCATCTGTAGGCGTCGAGTTGACAATCATCAAATCGGAGGACTATGGAGCCAGTCTTGACGTGGTGTATATCTCGGAAACAGGCGCACAGACTGTGCTCTTGCCTGGATACACAAATCAGTCAGGTGAACCGGGAAAACTGTCGCCCTTTTGTTCGGGTAAGTGGAAACGGGATGTTGGGGAACGGTGGATGCGTTCCGTTGGAATTGAAAAGGCTCGAAACTGGATCGGGATTTCCCGCGACGAAGCCCGCCGAATAAGGGCGCAACACCGCAATTGGCTGGAGTTGTGGTACCCGCTGATTTTCTCCGTGCCCATGACGCGCCCGCGATGCGTCGAGTTGATCCGAAATAGCGGATGGCATGGACCGATCCCGCATTCGGCCTGCTACATGTGCCCGAACCATTCAGATTCAGAGTGGATCGATATGCAGATGAACCAACCCGAGGACTTCAACGCCGCTTGCGCACTGGAAGCCCAGACGCGACTACTGGACCCCCACTTTTATTTACACCCGTCCTGCGTCCCGTTGGCGTCGGTGGATTTTCACGCACAAACGACTATGTTCGCGGATCGTGGCTGCACAACAGGGTGTTTCACGTGACCGAAAGTGTTCAATCCGGTCCTGGTCGAACGGGAGCAAGGGAGGGCGAGTACCAATGCTGAATGAGGCCAAAACATCGATGTTGTCTTTTTATTCGGCCTTGCCACGGGGTACCGCTTCGGAAGGGCTTGTGAGCGTGCGACATTCACGGATTGCGGAGGGGTGTCATGGTGCGAGGACGGCCTGAAGTTATTGCTATAGAGACGGAAGAGGGCGTGCGAGTTCATTGCACTAGCGACGGCGGAAATTACGCCACGCTATGCGGCATGGACGGTGATGATTCTGAAGTGGGTCAACGCCCAGCTAACCTTCCAAGGAGTCATAAGATCACCTGCGATCAATGCTTTGCTATTTTCATGAAGGCCCGCAAATATCGCTTGTCAGATTTCGCGAAAGTGTTCAAGCCCGTCCTGGTCGAACGAGACAAAGGGAGGGCGAGTACTAATGCTGAATGAGGCCAAACCATCGTTACGTTCTAAGGCGTTTCCCCTTCTCTTTCAGTACCAAAGATCCATTCCCTCAAAACCACAAAACCCGCACAATAAACCCATGAAAGAACCCTTCAATATCGAATCCCCCGAACTAAACGAAGCACCGGAGCCCACACCGGAACAATCCCTCCAGCTCCGAATCATCTACCTCGAATCCGACTTGCAAAGAGCGCACCAGGATAACCGGCAACTACGCAAGCGCCTCGCCCGCGCTGAAGCCGTGTTGGGCATCGCGGATGGGGAGCGTGCCGCATGAGCGCCCCATTGTTCGGGCCGTGGGAACGTCGATTCTGGGAGATTTACGACTCCAAAGGTAACCGGGTCTGCGATGTGATGCAGCACGGCAATCTCGACGAGCGCTGCGATCTGATCGCCGCCGCGCCAGAGCTGCTGGAGGCGTGCAAGCAGTTCGTCTCTTGGTGGGAGCATTCCGGCAAGCACAACTTCACAGGCGCACCACATAGCTTATTCGACGCTAACGCCGCCATCGCCAAAGCGGAGGGACGCCAATGAACCCCCAGCACAAACCCACCACCCTCAAACTAGAGCCCAACGTGCCCACAGAACTCGCGCTCCACCACGTCAACGGGCTAGAAGTGCAAGGCAACTACGGGCCGCAAGTCCTGTTCACACTCACCGGCTACCGTAAACTGTACGTGCCGCTTGAAGTGGGGAAGGAAATCCGCTCCCTGAGTCTCGCCCCCGGCCAGCCGTTCATCGTCACAAAGGTTCAGCGGGAAGGGAGCCGCTCTTTCAATTGGGTTGTCGAGCGCAAGCCCGCGCACCAGAACGAAGCGTTGCACGATCCTGCCATCCAATCCTTCACCCAGATCGAACAAGCCTTAAAAACCGCCATCGCCGCCGCGTGTGCTGCTGAGAAGTTCGGGAAGGAGATCGGGTATGACATCCGGTTTTCTGAGCACTCGATAAAGTCTCTGGCGTGTACCGCGATGATCGGGCAGGGGAGGGCCGCGTGACTGCGCTTCTACCGTGGCTGATAATCGCCGTTCTCGCCTACGTGTTCCTGATTCCTGGAGGGTTTCTACTTATCTGTTTGATGGATCGGGCGGTGGGAAAAGATCACGAGAACTCTTGGGATGCGGCTCAGGTGTGGCCCGCTATGGTCCTCGCCGCCATCCTTTTGCTTATTGTGATGGTCCTATATGCGCCCTTTAAGATGATGGCCGTGGGGCGTGATGGCTTTATCCGATGGATAGACGAAGGTCTGAGTTTAAGCCCGCCTGAGGCCAAACCATGAAAACCCTCCTAATCCTCACGCTCACACCCTTCGTCATCGCCCAACCAAAATCAATAGCCTACACAGGCACAGAGTGTATAGCCTCCACCACCCCACACTGCGGAGGCTTCGCCGCGATCGCCGTCCCCGTTGCACAAAGCGATACCTACTGGTGGAGTAAAGCCTTTCAAGGTGCCCCGTCCAAATCCGGCCTCCCCGCCTCCGTCACCACCACGGGACTCGCAAAGCGCCTGTGGACCCTGCCACTCGGAAACGTCAAGCTGAACGTTATGGGCCTCGGAGCCGTGGGCGCATCCCAGACCGCTACGGCGACCACAGCCGCATTCAACGCGGGCGGGGGAGTGGACGTGTCGGGACTCTCGAAGCGATGGCCCTGGTTGCGTGCGTGGATCGGCGGGCTACAGGAGAAAGCGGGCAGTAGCCAGACGCGGGTTACTTTGGGGATTGGGGGTTCGTGGTGAAAGTCACGACGATGCGCCGCCGCTATATTAAGACAGTTCGGTATATGTTGCCTACGCAGCGCGATGGCCAGATTCTCATCGAAGCTTTGGACCTGTATGCTCTCACCGGAGAATTTAAAGAAACCCGCAAGCTAGAGATTTATAAAATCCGTGAGGCGTTGATTGAAGTCACGTACGGTTCCCAGCCGCAATCCGTGAATGTCGAACGCTCAGAAGCGATCCAAGACGGGAAGCCGCCAGAGGCCAAACCATAAAAGAACTACCAGTTTGCCCTACCCTCCGAAAGGGCCTCAGCCCCCAATCTGTGGACAGCAGAGCGGGGGCTTTTTTGTGGCCGAAGAAAAACTACTTGGGAATGGACTGCTTGAGCTGCGCAAGTTTCTGCGCAACCGGGTGATTGGCTTCACTCTGCGATGCCGGCAGAGCGTTCCAGATTGCCTCAAGGGTTTCGATGAGCGTTACGTACCAGGGTTGTTGCTGCCCCGCCGCAACCGGAGCCGGGGTAGTTCCCGCTTTCCGTTGCTGTTGTTTCTGCCAGTTGGTCTTAGGCATTAGAGGTACCTCGCCCGTAATCATATCAGCCTTGGACCGCGTTCTGAACTCGCGCGGATAAGGAACTTCAGGCGGATGGACGCCGAGAAAGCCGCACAGCTCCGACCAGCCGGCCGACTCCATATCCATCACAAGCAGATCCCCCGGCCGATCCCGGAAGTATTCGAGCACTTCGGCGTTGTGTCGGCGAAACCGCGCCAGGAACAACTCACGGTCAAACCCCTTCTGCCCATAGAGCAGCTTATGCGCTTTGTGAGTGAAGGCGTCATCATTCCAGGTGTGCCGGTACGGGTTGTATTCGTGGCTCCAGTGCCGCCGCACGCTTTCAATCCACTTCGATTCATCCCGCGTTGTCAGAATGAATTTCGAGCCGGGATACGCGCGATCGAGTTCCCGATAGAGCAGCGGAAACGGCAGATCGCTCATGGTGTAGTGTTTTTCGAGTGTGACCGAGCGCCCCACCGTCGTCATCTCGCGCCACACCGCCTTTGCCCACCGCGCGGTTTTCCAGTGCGCCCCGTCGAAGCCGAGCAGCTCTAGGGCAGTGTGCAACGAAGTCGTAGCCGTCTTGTGCATTCCAATCCCGAACACGCGGGTAGGAAGCGGGTTCAGCTCGATCGGTTGGGTGAAATCGAAGTTGCGGTAAACCGTGCCGCATCCGAAGTTGCCGCCGTTGACGATGGTCGACGTGTCGCAGTCCAAGACTTCTTCAACGTCGTAACAGCCGGCCGACGTCCAGACGTGCTTGTATTCCCGAAAGCGCATTTTATCGGTGTGCATGATGGCGTTCAGGAACCGGGGTTCAATCTCCCGAGCCTCATAACCCAGCCGGCGCAACCGCGCCGCAAAATCTTTATCGTCGGGACTCCAGGTGTCGAAGCGTTCATCGTAGCCGCCCGCGTTCAGGAATGCCGTGGTGGAAACGGCGATGCGCCCGGAAATTCCCTTGGGTAACCGGCCCTCACCATCTTTAATCATCCGCGCCCACATGAACGAGCCGGGGAACTGGCTGAACTGGGTTTCAAGATACGCCGCGAATCCCGGCCCCGTGAAGTTGTCCGCGTCGACATTGACGAGGACGGATCCGCCCTCGAGCATTCCGCAGCGGTGCGCCATGTTTTTCGCGTGCGCCATGCGGAACGGGTGATCCCCACGGTAAGAGTAAACCACTAGGCGGCCGGCGCGGAAATCCTCAGTGTGGTGGGTGAGAAGATATTCGGCCAGGTGATCCTGCGAATTGTAATCGATCACAACGAACGTCGCATCCGGGTTGTCGAGCAGATTCGCCGGAAGCGTTCTTTCTAGGTGCTGCGTTCGCCCTTTACACGTGGTGCAAAAGACAATCATGTGATTTGACCCCTTTCTATTCTCTGTGCCCCCGGCGCACTCGGAACGGGTTTCCCCTTCGTCGCTAAAGGGGTCAATCTAAAACGACGCCGGTTACGCTGGGAGCCCTTCGAAGGTATCATTTGTCTGGGGGTTTTGTGAAGTTATGAAGATTTCGATGTGTTGGCCTCGGGCGGTACTGCTTTGCACCCTTCCATTGTGGACTCGACACGTTGCCGCTCAGACGTTCACGCCGGCAGTCTCAACCCCCTTCTCATACCCCGGTTCCACTTTCATTCTCACGCTGGCTTTTGCCGACGCAGCGCCGACGCTGAACGCGGCCGGGTTTCAATGGACCCTCTCTATCCCCACCGGCATGAACGTGGGCACTCCGGTTGACGGGGCCGCATCCGTGGCCTCTAACAAACAGATCACATGCAACGGGCTCACCTGTATCGCAGTGGGGCTCGACGCCAGCGTCTACCAATCGGGCATCGTCGCCACCATCCCGATATTCATCACGCCATCAACTCCCAAGGGAAACCAACCGATAACCATCACAAGCGTCGTCGCCAGCTCGCAAGGAAACCAGATCCCCGTACCGTCGCCCGCTACCGTGTTTCTCAACATCCGCCCGAACACCGGCACAACGCCATGGTTCACAGCAACCGTAGGTTCAAACACCTGCCAGGGGTTCAAAGTGGCGCAGACGCCCATCAAGGTTTCCTGGACGTGTGCAGACCTCTACGGGGCAAGTTCCGGCAGCTACATCGCGGACATGACCAACGCGGGCGGGGGAACGTCGTACTTCTACATCGGAGTAAACTCCATCGCCGGGTTGCCGCCCGTGCCCAGTTCGAACATTTCGTGCCTGATCCAAGTAAACGCCACCGGAGTCGCCGCGAACATGTTGAATGGGGTTGCGGTGCCCGGTAATTCGGCCGCGTATTCCTGCCAGGGGTACACGACGACGGGGCAAGGGGTGATCAGTTGGCCGTGATACGCTCTTAGGTGAAAAGAGGTCAATCATGTTCCATTCCGTCGCCACCGAACTGCACCCGAAATCCTACCCGTGCAGCGTCAACGAAGCGCTACCGCTCTTCAAAGCCTTCAACCGCATCAGCTACAAAGCCATCAGGGGGCGCGAGGCCGGCCCCTACGATCCAAACCGCGATATCAAGTTGTGGGAGGATGACAACGCGCCCAAAGGCCACGCCGCCGCCTACTCGACTTGGACCCAGAACGAAGCGCCCGCCTATGTTCACTTTTCATTGCCGGGATGGATCGCCCGCAGCGTGAACCTGCCCCCCGATCTAACGCACTACCAGCCATGGAATCCATTGCCCTCCGATGCGGTTGTGATGTCGGGAGGCGTGGCCGTTTCACCGATCAACCCGGATTATCTTGCCACCGAAACCGAAGCCGACGATCTGTATGCAGCGCTAGGAGGGATCGGGGGCGTGCAGTTGTGGACGCCCGACCCCGGACCCGGAGACATTCACGTCCAGTACGGAGAAGATCCGCGCCGGGAGTTTCAATTCTACTGGGGAGCAGCGAAGCAGGTTGTCATCGTGGGGCTTCTGTTGAAGCAGATGTACATCAACGGAGTGGGAGCGCCGGGAGAGTGGAATATCACCGGGGCCGAGCCGCGTTGGATTCCCGCGCCGCCTCCGGTGTTGCCGCCGACGTACAAGGTGGTTCCTATGCCGATGCGGAATTTGTACCCGTTCGAGCAGTGGGATATTTTGCCGGTAGGTGCACCGATGATTTCACGGAAATAGCCGCCATGAAGTTCAAAGCGCGGTGTCACGTAGTCACAGATACGGGGCTGTTTCGGGAACTTCGTCAACGCGGAGTTATCAACGGCCCTCAATCTGGAGATGAAATAGCGCGATCACAAAGGCCTTGGACAATTGCCGGGGCCTTGGATCGGTTTTATGATTTGATTTTGGGAAGGTGATATTTTGGCCTTTCCGCGCATCCCGCTTCGCAAAACCTTGAACAGAACGACATTGCGGCTTGCTCCCGCGCCCGTCCGGTGATAATCTTGAACCTGCTAGAGTCGCCGGGGTGGGGATCAATCCTCCGAAACCCACCCTGCCCCGGTTCCAACTCTGGCACCAGATAACCCTACACACGATGGTCTAGTAGGTGGAGAGACGCCCAGCCGGTGAAGGCCGAAGAAGGGCGGAACAAAAGTGAAATCCCACCGAACGACAAATCCAAGCCGCAATCCGTGAATGTCGCCCGCTCATAGGCCATCCAAGCCGCACTCCATGGCAAGGCCAGAACAAAAGTACCATCCCACTCACAAAAACCCCGTGATACACTTCCCTCCGTGGGGCCAATAAGACGAAACCCTGTAGGTCCGAAGAGCATGGGATTCGCAGGCCCCCATAAAACACACCACATGGTCACCCTCCGAATCACGAACCCCACCCGCAACTCAGTTTTAGCCACCTACGCGAACATCGCCAACACGCCGAACCTGAGGCGCATGGGCCTAATCGGAGCCCCACCGCCGCAACCAGGCGAAGGGCTTTTCTTTCCCGAATGCAACGCCATCCACACGGTAGAGATGTCGTTTCCGATTGATGTGGTGTTTGTGGACATGTTGACTAAGCGGGTGAAAAAGACCGTGCAGCAAGCGCAGCCGGGGTGTCACTTCAATGCCCTGATACCCAAGGAACTGTGCGCGGTGATCGAGTTGCCATCGGGGACGGTGCAGAAAACGGGGACGCAACCGGGGGATGTGGTTATGATACTGAGTTCAGGACACGCGAGCCAGAGCGATTTGAACTATGTGGCGGGGTTGTAATGCGCAGCATTTACGATGATCCATGGTGTACAACGTGTGGGAGTTATCATCGCCGTCTTGGCCCATGCCTCCCGAGAAATCCGCCGTTCTATCCAGAGCCAAAGGATGATGATTTAGCCTCAGGCAGCATCGCCGCTGCGCCCTCCCCTGAAAGCGTTCGGCCAGGAATGGCTGAGTGCTGCGAGAACTGCAAATACTGGCTGTACGTTCCACGAATGACGATGGATGTACCATCAGGCCCCCAAGGGATGTGCCGACGCTACGCGCCTCGTTCTGGGTCACATTGGCCTTTGACCTTCCATGGGGATTTTTGCGGAGAGTTCAAGCCCATCCTGGTCGAACGCGAGCAAGGCGGGCAAGCCGAGAAGCCGAATGAGGCCAAAATATGAAAAGTATGATCCTTTTGATGATCGCTGGATTCCTGATCGGTGACTTCGGATACTTCATGGTCCATGGGCACTCGATCATATGGGGCAACATCTTTCGCACTGTCAAAGCTTCAACGACGCCACGGGAGTACACCATCATAGTCACCCGCACCCCGGCCCCAGCTCAGATAATCGGCCGCATCCAAGTAGGCTTAACCAAAGCCGAAGCCGAGGGAGCCGCGTTCCAGCTCAACGAATTGTTCAGCAAAGAAAAGCTGGAGTGGAAAGCTGTGGCAACGCTCCCGGAGGCCATCAAATGAGCCGCGTTGTCAAAGCGCTGACCCGTTCCTATCGCGGTGTCGATTCCTCGATATCCGCCCCGGAGTGGGAACAAGACCGGCATTCGGAGCCGCAATCCGTGAATGTCGTACGCTCAGAAGCCGACGCAAAGCGCGAGACGATAGAAGGCCAAAACAAAATGAACACCCCGAACACACCGCAACCCCGCATATTAGGAGAAGGCCGCATCACATTCGAAGCCTACGTAAAACAGCACTTCCCGCAAGAAGTAGGCAGAACAGGCTGGGAGTGGAACAGCTTGCCCGCGAGCACCGTAAAACGATGGGCAGCAATCGAGCAAGCCGTGATCGACGCCTACCAGGGTGAACCCTCAAGAACCGCCGTGTTGCCCGTTCAAGAGCCTCACAAAGCCGAATAAGCGAGCAACCCCAAAGCCAACGCTGCCGCCCCCAGCATCACAGGATCAGCAGTAGCGGAGGGATCGCCAAAGACCGTCGAAAGGTCCAAGCTGGCATCCGTCGAGTCGATGAGATCAGGCGCGAGCTGCATTTCAGGATCGACCGCGGAACCGTTCTCATAAACCCCGAAGTGCAGGTTAGGCCCCGACACCGTGCCCGTGGCGCCGCTTAGCGCGATCTGCTGACCGTCCCCGACGCTTTGCCCCACCGATACCCCGATTTGAGAGAGATGCCCGTAGAGCGTCGTTACGCCGCCGCCATGGTCGATCACAACCGTGTTGCCGAATCCCGATTGGACACCCGCGAAGATAACCGTTCCATCGCCAGCCGCTTCAACTGGAGTTCCCACAGGTACCGCGTAGTCGATGCCCTGGTGATTCCTGGAGGCCCCGGCAACGGGTTGAGTACGGGGGCCGAACAAGGAAGAAATAATGGGCGTGCCTGAGATCGGTGGGGTGAGTGCTCCGAGGCCGCGCCGCACGTACATGCCTCAGAGTATAACTATTTTTGGTTTGGCCTTGCCGACCATCCCAGCTTGGGACGGGCCTGAACAGAACGACATTGCGGCGCTTGTTCAGGCCCTTCCAGGTTATTGCGAAACGATAGAACCGGGCGTGATGATGAAGTGCGTGGCCGGTCCAGGTACGTTAGGGTTTTGCACCACCGTTACGGTCACCTGTTGCGAAAAGCTGGTGCTATTGTCGTTGCTGACTGCATTCGCCGTAATCGTGATGGTCGCCAACCCGACCGAAACTGCTACGACGTCGAAGGAGACGACGGGCGGCGCGGAGTTGGGAACGATGGCGATATTTTGCACCGTGACGATGCCCGAATCCACGCTGATAGACGTGTTGAAGTAGGGGACGGGGTTCCCGTTTGCGTCTTGACCGGCGAGTGTGACGCCGACCATTTTCTGAGAGGTGTTGATAGTTCCTAAGGATTGTAACGACATGAGTGCTCCTCGGAAAAGGATAGCACGCGGAGGGTTCAAGCCCTTCCTGGTCGAACGAGAGCAAGGCCCCGGCGAAGGACGCAAGCCGCCTGAGGCCAAATCATCGTCTACTGAATAATCGGAAAGCCCACCGCTGCCCCACCTGAAGCAGCCGCTAAAGCGCCAATCGTTGCAAACCCGGTTCCGCCCACCAGAAGCGATCCCGGAAACCCTAAAGCCCTCAGGAGAGCCCCACCGCCCGCCGTGTTGTTTGGCGCGAAGTTGTTGCCGGCCGAATTAACGAAGGGATTCGCTGTCAAGATTTGATCGTTTGCCCCTGCCGTGATCAGATTGAGGTTGGCCGTCACGTTAGCCCCATAGGCGTTGTAGTTCATGAAAGCGCCGATCTGCGCATTGGTGCAGCCGGAACAACCCATCCCATACCGGCCGTTTCCATAAAACACACTGTTTAGGACGATGACCGATTGCGCCCCGATCTGAGTTTTTAGGCCATCCTCCCCATTGTTCACAGCAACCGAATTGAGGATGATCGCGGTGCCCTGCGCAGATCCGATGTTGAAGCCATCGACGGTACTACTGCCCGTGTTGTTTGCAGCAATGCAGACATTGCAGGTGCCCCGAGGGTTACCTAGGTTAAAGATTCCCGACGCGGTAGTCGTCGTGTTGCTGTACGCCGCACAGACGATGCAGCTCGACTGCGCGTTATTATTCCAAAAGAAAGCGTTTCCCGCACCTGACTGAGTTGTCACCGAACAGTTGAAACAAAAGTTATCGATGTCGAAAAAGCCGATGCCGTAGGTGCCCGAGCAGCCCTTGACCGAGATGTTAGCCGCAGAATTGCCGGGACCGTCGATTGCGAGACCTATGGAACTCGATTGACCATTACAGTCGATAATCACGTTTCGGAGCTGTGCTCCTCGATTCGCGCCGCCGCCGATATCCAAGAAGATGCTGCCCGCCGTTTCCTGGAAAGTGACTTGCAGATTGTCCCCGCGCGTCGATCCATACCCGCTGATCACCGGCAGCAGGTTCGTGGACCCCGCCGAGGGCGTAAAGGAAAACGTGCTCGAGAACGTAATCGTCGCGGTGGCTTTGATCCATGCTTGATTTCCTGCCACCAGTTGCATATTGGTGTTCAGTTGCGTGGGAGTGAGCAGCGCCCCGCCTATGTTCATCGTCATTCCAGTGCTGGCTGCGATGCTCGCGTCGATGGTCATGCTGGTAGCACTGACGAACGTCGCCCGCCGCCACTGCGCCGTGATCGACCCCGTGCCCCCGGAGAAGAAAACGATGTTGCCGGTGATCGCCGCAGAAAAGTTACCCGTGGCACTAGTTACAGTCGTCGTGCCGTTGGCCACCGCATCCGTTGTCGAAATGTTGACCGTCGCGCTTTGGCAAGAGGAACAGGCCGCCGCGTTCTTATTGTTGAACTGACTCAGGTCAGTCCCGGAGCCGGTGGAGTCGAAGCCGCCGCCGTTGGTGTCCGAGCCTACGCTGGGGCGCATTTCCCAGACGGTGGTTGCTGGGATGGTTCCGAATGCGGGGAGAAGAAGGAAAAGGATCAGAAGAGTGGTCAGGAATCGGGTTTTCATTTTGTTTTGGCCTTGCCAGAGTTTCGGGCTTGGAAGGGAACTGAACGGGCGACACTCACGGATTGCGGCTAGGAGGCTGTACATTGAAGCACCAGACTGGCTTTCGTGGCCGATGCGACCGTGTTGATATTGACGCCGAAGATGTCGTTAGCCGTAACGCTAGTCGTCCATGCCGTCAACGTGGTCGAGTGTACCGCCGTGCCGCTGGAGATGGCAGGGAGCGCCGCCGCCGTGATCGTGTTGGCGATTGTCGGGATTGCGGAGCCCGTGGCGATTTTCCACACGTCGAAAGTGATCGTACCCGTGTCAACCGTGATGTTCCACGCCGCGATGGTGCAAGCAAATGGCACAGTAAAATAAGTGGTCTGCCCCGCCGTCAACGCCGATCCGCCGCCGTCGAAGCCACCGCCGATGGAGCGTATGTTCTGGTTGGCCGTTCCGCCGCTTGGGGGCGTCTGCCAGGTGGGGTCCGCTCCGGTATTCCCTCCAAGGAACTGCCCCGTGTTACCCACTGCCGTAAAGTTAACCGCTTGCCCAGTGCTGCCGACGCCCACGCCGTGATTGGTAGGCGTGCCAGTCAAACACGTTGCGCACGTGGCCGCCGCAACCGCGGCTTGCACAAACGCCGTGGTAGCCAGCTCCGTTGTGTTCGTCCCCGGTGCGGCCGTTGCCCCCAAAATCCGGTTGCCGATCAGTTGCAAATCCCTCAGCGTTCCCGTGCCGCCCTTTTCAACACCGATCTGCGCCACATTTGAAGACCACTGCCCATAGATGATCCGCTCAAAGTTGGCGGCGCCCGCCACGTACTTTGTGAACTGAGGATTGTAAACCGCGCAAATCACCTGCCCGACGCTGTTGAAGGTGTTATCGTCCCGGCATCGCCCGACGCCACGCGAGTCGAACCAAGAATAGTACGGGTTTGTGATGGTGCCAGTGCGCCCGGTTCGTAAATCCTCCGCGTAGTAGGTGACGAAGTTCGAAATGGTTGCCGTCGCATCGAGAAACGGCTGGACCCCGTAGAAGTACCACATGTTGTTTGCCGTGGTGTTGGGGTCCATGTTCGATTGCACAAACTGCCCGTAGAGGTCGAGCGAATGCGCTGAGTTCGTTGCCCCGATGGTTTGGGCGATTGCGTAGGCGTTTCCGGCCCCAGTGGAAGTTGAGTTGAGTTGCATCCCATAGGAAAGCGTGGGGCTTGACGCCGCGCCAAGATAAGCCGTTCCCAGCGCCCCGGCTTGAATAGCCGCGTGTGCCGCGCTGGAGCTGGTTGCCTCCAGATTGGTGGGGCTCATAAAGTTCGTAACTGCCGTGGGCAGGGTAGACCGGGCAGGACCGAACCGAACCAACGCATTAGCCGCCGCCGCGTCGAACGCGCTTTGCACGATCCCACACAACACCGTGGCCGACTGGTACACGGTAACCTGCCCCGCGATCGCGCCGCCGCACGTGGTGACCGAGCCAGGCGCACTGGACCCGGCCCGCGCAATGGTCGAGTTCAAGTAGCCGTAGAGGTTCCCCTTCACCCGCCCCGTGCCCGTCACACTCGAAAGCGTTACCCGCATCCACGGGTAGTAACCGGCGAAGCCCGTAAATGCGCTAGTAATCGCCGTGTTGGGATTGATGCCGCTCGACCCCGGCAGCGCCGTACTTGAGAGCACCGTGCCGGCGAAGGTTCCCCAGGTTCCCGGTGATCCGTTGTTATCCGGTGCGCTTTGCACAACCAAGGAAAGAACTGAATATCCCGTGCTTTCGTAGACCAGGAGCCAGCTCGCTATTCCAGGGGAGTTCGGCGAAGCGTTGGGAGCGCCGCAGGTAAGGTTTGAAGTGGAGCCCGTTGCCGTGAAGTTGAAGGGGATTACGCAGTCCGGTACTACTTTGGTTGATTGTGCACAGAGGGGTATGCACAGTAGGGAGAGAGCGAACAGAAGCTTTTTGAACATGGGATAAGTATATTCGATGTTTTGGCTCGCACGCCATTTCTGGTGCTGAGATATTCTGGAGGCTCGACAGGGGAGGGTATCGAATGAGCAAGATGGACACGTGGTTTCGGAAGCATGATCCGAGGACGAAAGCCGCCCGCACCGCCGAAAAGACGAACAATTTATTCCTGTTCAAAGACGGTAGGGTTATGGCGATTCTCAGGCCCGAAAACGCCGCGCTGAAGATTGCGCAATTTGAGCAGATAAAGAACAACATCATCCCGGCGGAGTTCGATGCCATGCTGAACGAACAGCCCCACCAGTTCATCGGCTATGCAGCAAAGGGAAGTCCTAAAATCCTCGATGGTTTCGGCAAGCCGATAGACGAACTCAAGCCAGGGGATTCCTTTGTCGGATGCGGTCACGGTACGCCATTCGAGCCCCCGGCATTCATGCGAACTGGGAAGATGCACGTTGAGTTGTGGGGTGAGGATGAGGTTGTCGTTATGCCGACGCCCGACCTCGACGGGGATTCCAACACGGGCGTAGTGGTCAAATCACCCAAAGAGGAAAACCGGGGTGCGGTAGTTTTGCGTGGGGGCGCGAAAGAAGTAGATTGCCACCTTCCCACCCTGAACCGCATAATCACGGGTGACCCGGAACGGCATTATACCCGTCCTCCGAAGATCGACACCCCGTGAATTGTCGCCCGCTCACAAGGCGTGAGCGCCGCAACCCGTGGCAAGGCCAAAACATCAAAAACGTCAGGCACTTAGGTATCGGGAGGCCGCTACAAATCGCTCACAGCGCGTCGTGTGAGATGCGTTCCACGTCTTTTAAGGCCGCAACCTGCTTTTTCTGCGTTCGCGTCATCCCCTGCGCTCTTTCGAGCCAGGAAACCAACTGAGGCGGAATCGGGGCCACCGTCGAGCAGTTCAAGGTAATTTCTACCAACTCCCCGAACACGTAGAACAGAGCAACCGCCGTGCCCAACTCGAAACCCACATTGAACCCTGAAAGGTCTTTTGCCGTCGCATAGACGACGTGTACGGCGCCGCACAGCAAAAGGGTGACGGATACTCGCCGAAGTGTCTCCCGGAGCCCGGAGCGATGCGTAAGGAGGCAGGAAAGGAGGTCAAAACCGCAGAGGATGACGAGAAGCTTAACCGCAGCCGGAAGACCGATCCAGAATACCAGCATCCAAGCAAGGCACCACTTAACAAAGGCCAATGCCCAATGATCGCTCACAAGGCGCGGAGGTTCAACGAAGCGTTGGCGTACAACTGGCATGTCTGAGAGATGCGGTTAGGGGCCATAGTGTTACGGTTCCGTCCTTTTGCGTGAGCCGCTGGGTTCGTCGTCGTGGGCTTTGTGGTCCTGCCCGTCGGCGTTTTCTTCTTTCAACTCCGCGCGTCCCTCCACGTTGCCTTGTGCCCGGGAAGCGCTTGCGGTTGCCTGAGTCAGCTTTTCAACCAGGCCGTTGGTGTTGTGCTCCGTCCGTGTCGCAACTTCGAGAGTCTTTTTAGAATGACCCGAAGACTTATAGGAGAACCACGCCGCCGCCACTGCTCCGAAGGCAGCGGCGATGCCTGGAATGGTGTGGATCAATTCGATCTGAACGGCGTCGGTCATTTTGTTTTGGCCTCGGGCGGTGCTGTGGCTTCGTCGGGGTTTGCACGCTCGACATCCGACAATTCTTCGCTTACGACCGGCGTTCGCCTATCTTCATGAACAACACGGGCGAAGATTTTAAACCGCCTAGCTCCGTAATGGCGTCCGAAGAAAACACCGTCTTCGTTTTCAATAAAGCGTAGTTGGCCACTGCTATCGCCGATAAGGGATGCCCGCGCATTGCTGAGTGTCATGATCGGCTCGTGCGGATTGAGAACCCGTGATTGTCGCACGCTCACTACTTCACGCGAAGCTTTCGACCGTGGCAAGGCCAAACCATCCATGAAACCCCTTACCGCTCCCATCCCATCGAAGGCCACTGAAAACCGATCAGAGCCCCGAACAAGAAATTCCCCGCGCCCGTTGCTACTCCGGAAACCGTCTGCCCCTTGATTCTCACCGTTTCCCCTTCGTCGTGAACAAACTCAACCGGCCAGGGATCACCGGGAACGAAGGAACCCAACTGAAACGGCACCAGCGAGTAATCCTTTTCCGCATATCCCACTCCGGGGACTGGTACCGCCGTAGGGCTATCGACATCGACCGTATAGAGCACTTGACCGGGAAGCGCCGAGCCGCCGCCGCCGTTGTAGCCGAGCACCAGACCGCACAGAAGCGCCGTCATTTTCACCGGCACCTGATAAGTCGCTACGATGACCTGAGCCGCCGCGCCGAACGCGGGAGCGACAACGAAGCCCGAAGCAAAGACCGGCCGCGCGTTCCAAGGAACAGGAGTGCCCCAAACAGTCCTTTTGTTTTCCGCCGCCTTCTGGAGCGCGACGAGAACATCTGTGAGGTCTTGTGCGGTGGTTTCAACGGCTGGCATTTGTGTCTCCCGGCATCCGAGGTACTCGCCGCTCCGCGATCCGCTTGCCGACGTTTGCAAGGAAAGGCAAACCGTCAGAGAGCAGCTTTTGAACGTTGGGCGGTTGCTTTGCTGCCCATTCTGCTACTGCTTTCGTTCGTTCGTCCGGGTCCAGGTAGCGAGCTGCGTTCTGACATACTTCGTAGAATTGGGCGAGGTCGTGGAGGGCTTTCATTTTGTTTTGGCCTCGGGCTGCACTTCATTGCACGCTTCCGTTGGGGGCTCGACAGGGTAGTCTGAATCCTTCGGAATAAAATGAGCACCGACCCACTGGATAAAGCAGCCCATCCAATATTGACACTTGTACCACCGCGTCATTCTGAATGATCGCGAATCCATTGGTCCGTTCCGCCAGTCTTCATATAAGACCCGCTGCGAGTTCGAACAGGTGAGACACGCCACGCAGGACGTGATAAAGCGGGCAGGAAAACGAAAGCTTCCGAAGTGCGTACACTGCCCGCATTCATGGCAGTAACAACCCGGAAGCCAGAGCTTCAGCCAGTTCAAGCCCTTCCTGGTCGAACGCGAGCAAGCCCGCGCGAAGACGTGTGCTGCCTGAGGCCAAAACATACTACGCCTTGACCCCTTCCCCTGTCGGAACCATCACCAGGAAAGTAAGCTGAATAGCTTTATTCAATTGAGGCTCTTCTTCACTTCCCGGCCCCAACTGATTCCAGAATTCAACCATAAGTTGCCCCGGAGGAACAATCGGATACGGAACCGGCAAGAGGCGCGGAGTCACCGGAGACACGAACCCGTTGGTTGATCCCGCGTACGGAGGATTCGCGTTCGACGGCTGTAACCAGTCGTTCAAAAAGTAAGCCTCAGGAACCGGCTTCGTAAAAAGCTGGTGATCAATTGCCAAGTCTGTAATCTGGCAAACGTAGCCCGAGGGCGCCGGGGGACTGATCGGGTTCGCTGGAGCGCCCCCGGCAACGCTGACGGTCGAGTGTAACCACCCGAGCAGGAAAGAACCTATGGGCAGGGTGAGCAGATATTCGAGATAGCCGCCCGCCGCGACACCCGCGGCTTCCGTTGTCGAATCGGGCGCATGGTAGAACCGGGGAGCGTAGCAGCCGAGCCGCGCGAACACGTCTGTACGCTCCGTGAAACGCGCCATCCAGTCACCCCAGTAATCGGTGAAGAGCGGGGAGAGTCGTAGCGGGTTCTCTGTGATTGTCGGAACGCAGACGCCGGAAGAGTTCATTGTGGATAGACCTTCATCCCTTTCAATCCTAGAACAATGTTGACAGCCGGTGGAGCTGCCGCCGCTGACCTAAGAAAGTATGCCGCATTCTGTGTGCCGATCACCGGAAAAGTATGATTCAAGTGCAACACCATCATTACGATCGTGCTTCCCGTGATCAGGAGCACGCCCAGCATTTCGACATCGTAAGGAAACGGGCTGACCGGCACTCCATCGACGCGCGAATCCCAGAATGTCTGCTGCGCCGCGCCGTTTCTCGAATAGGCGATAGTCGCGCCGATGTTCGCATGGATATTGTTGTCAACGATGATGGTCTGAACGAACAGATAGAAATCCCCGCCGAACTGAACCAAAAAAGCAAAGTCATTCACGTTGATCGAGTCGACACCCACATCCACGCTCTGAATCCACGGAGCCGAAATAGACCACACCGGAGCCGCCGAGGGAGTACCCGAGACAACGGCCGCGTAGTTATCAGCCGTAGAGGAGGGTTGCACAAACGCCGGATTCTGCCCGATGATGACGCCGAACCGGATCGTGTCATCGGACGCCGTGTAGATGCCGGAAGTGTGGGAGCCGGAATTTTCGACAGCGCTGAATGAAGGGAGCGCGACATCAGCCGACACCACCACGCCGCCCGCGATCAGATCGGCAACCATGACGCCGTTTGAAACTTGCCGCATCAGGTGTAAGCGGTCGTGCGAATCCACCACGTTGCCCAGAATGCCTTGAGTTTGGAAGTCATCCTGGAACGGAGCTGCCGCGCCGATGGGGAGTTCCCCGGCCCATACCCCGCCTGAAAGCACATCGAACAAGCACTGAGTGCCCTTGAAGTAGACGACGACACAATCACCGTTTGAGAGCACGCCGCCGCTCAGATACCCGTTGACGGATTCGCCGGCGGCCGACAACACCGTAAACAGCTTGGTCACCAGGTCGAACGTGGTAACCGTGATCGGTGCCGTGGTGTTGCTGCCCGTCGAGAAAAACCAGACCGTGGAACCCGAGCCCGGATAGTAGGCGTACGACGACAGGAAAAGAAGTGGGATGCCCGCCAGGTGCTTCGTGTGAGTAGCGAAGTCATCAGTGCTTTCATAGACCGCGATATCCGCTATGTTCGTCGCCGTCGTCAATTCTTGAGTGCAGGCAAAGGTTACGCCGCCGAACACAATCGGCCCGCAGTTCGAACGGCACAGATTGCCCTGCCCTACTTGTGCGACCGTTGCGGCCGTGGCGTCGATGAGTTGGGGCGTGGGCATTTAAGTTGCTTGCGGATACACTTTCATGCCCTTCAGGCCGAGCACAATGTTGGTCGTCGGAGTGGCAGGCGGTGCCGCAGCCGATCGCAGGAAATACGCGAGTGGCTTTGTCCCGGCCGCATCGCGTACGGTGAACAGGACGCCCAACGAAGCAATTTGCGCCGCACTGAATGCGAACAACCCTTGAGAGCCAAGCGCGAGAGCGTTCGGCGGATTGGTCGCGAGGTCGTAAAACAGATTGATTGCGCCCCATCCCGAGCCGGTATTGATTGAGCGCCGAATCTGAATTGTCGCGTGATCCGGCCAGTTGAGCCAGAGCGCCCAGAGCGTGGTGCCGTCGACGGCGAGTTGACCGACCGCTAAATCCGTAAAGTTCGTAGTTGCGCCGCTGTCGATATCTGTGAAGGTGAACACCGGAGCGGGCAGAGGTCCGCCCAGATACACGCGCATCGTGAACGTGTTTGCGCCCAACGGGGTATCATACGCAGCAAGCGCTACTTGGTTCTGCCAGAACGCCGGCCGCCCGTAGCTGGGGCGATAGTTTGCAACCGAGGGAGAAATCGCCACCGGAACACTGGGGACATTCCCCGGCCCCGCCGTGATCTGATAGGCGTAATCGGCCGCAAACGCCACTCCCGTGATGAGCTGCTGCCGTTGAACAAACCCGTACGTGATGCCGGAACCCGGATCGTAGAGCAAGGAAGGTATGGACCAGCCTACCTGCGTGGCATCGTCGCCCGCGGCAAAGCTGGAAAACGCGCTCCAGACGCCGGCCGACAGGACCGAGAAACCTAGATCCGCCTCACTCACATTCGGAGCAACCACCAACGGATACACGATCAGGATATCGAGGCCCGTTGAGCGTACAACCCAATCGCAATCCTCCATCCCCAAGCCAGCTACGCTGAGATCCGGGATGCTTCCAGCCGTGAAGGTATCGGTGAGGGCGCTAAAGGTGATCCATGAAAGAGTGATCGGCGCAACGCTAGTTGTGTTGTATGAAATCGTGATCGTATGCCCGTCAGGATTGAGCCGCGCCGTCATTCTGCAAATCCCGGTGTAGCTGGGAGAGTTGGCCGCGTCCTGCTGTGCCCACGTCGCGCCGCCGTCGACGCTCTTGAAGACTACCACGAGGGTAGATCCATCGGTAGTCAGCAAAACGACATAGAGCGCGTTGTTGGCGACAAACGGCCCTTTGAAAAAGGCATCGTGCAACCCAATCGGTAAAACATTGAGTTGTGCGCTTTCTTGTGGCGAACTGTCGATTAATGCTGGGGGTAGGGTTACATCCGGCATTGTTCGCTTACGTCCAGAGGTACTTGAAATCGAAGAGCAACAACTGGCTTGCCGGAACGTAAATCTCGGGGTACACGAAACCCGGCAAGGCCGCGTTCATGAACGGAAACAATAGCGCGATCGGCACGTAGTCGTTTGAGTAGCCCTTGCCGAACGCATCCCGCATTCTGAAGCCCAGATCGGCGAGCGACATGGGGAGCCCGCCCGTGGTCGAGTCGGAATCGGCATACGCGCCCATTTGAAAAACGAAATCCGCGTCTTTTTCAACAATGAACGGTTGGTTGAGAATCGGCCCGCTGGTAATCGTCACGTTGGGGACGATCAGGCTATTGGTGTAGGGTCGCGCGGTCCATTTCTCGGGATAAGTGGGTTGCCAGATGTCGCCCGGTTTGTAAATCTTCGTGCCGACGAACACGATAACCGCACTGGGGGTTTTGGTCGCCGGGTTCAGCGTTTGCAAGTCGACCGTTATAACCGATTGTGGCGGGAAAATGATGTTGGGCGTGATCGGCGAAATCAGAGCTTGATTGGGATTCGCGCCCGTGGGCGTCGGGGTTCCTGCGTAGGAGTTACCGGGCGCAAGCGAGTTCGCCGGGGTGAAGATTCTTTGGATGAGTCGCCCATCGGGGCGCATGAAGCGCAAGGACATTTGACCATCGAAAGCCCCGCCCGCTACGTTGTTCGTCCAGACTGCGATGCCGTACAGCCTGAAGGGCGCGTCGTCGTCGGTTTGGAGGTTGAGCCCTTCCTGGATCGAGCCGGCCGGGTTTACTGTGGTTACCGGGAATACGTAGTGCTGCATGCGCTCGATGATCATTTTGTTTTGGCCTCGGGCGGTGCTGTGGCTTCGTCGGGGTTTGTGCGCTCGACAGTTGGCATTTCTACATCCACACCAAATAAAACCTTGGCTCTCCCCTTCTCCATTTCGCTCAGCGCCTCTTCGGAAGCCCCGATCGAACGCAAATGACGTATCCACCAGCCCCAACAGCGCTCAGACTTAACCGCTATCTTGGCTAGCGGCCGCACAAAGAACCAGATTGCTCCAAATATCAATCGAAACAACAATGCGATGGGATTTGGAATGGTCACGCGATATCCTCCCCTGTCGAGCGCTCACAAGCCGACGCGAAGACGGATACAGCCCGAGGCCAAAATAATAACACCCCGCTCACGTGCAAAACTCCTCACCATAGACCTTCACCCCGCGCAAGGAAAACTGAACGCTCACAGTTGCGGGAGTCAGCAAAGCGTTATCGACCGACACCACCGCGCCCCGTGGAATGTAAATCTCAGGCCAGTGGGGAGCCATCCGGCCGCCGCCGTTTGATAACACCATCTCCGCACCCGGCCCCGCGATGTTCGGCATGAGCCCAACGCGCGGAATCTGTCTTGCCAGCGGAACAATCGCGTTGTCGTAGAACGTCAAGAACCATTCTCCCGGAATGGGGGCGGGGCCACCTTTGCTCATGATCATTCCCGAAGTGCCGCGCCACAGGAAAGAAGCATCGTCATCGGTGCGCAGGGCGAACTGTTGAAACACATTGTTGGGCGTCTGGGGTTGCAGATTCACCGCCCACGGGGGAGCCGTTGCGAGCGTGCCGTTGACGAACTCGAAAAAGTATTCGTACTCTTCAAACCAGATCGCCGGATGCCATGGCTTGCAGAATCGCCGCGACTGGGGGCGGAACTCCGGGATATCACCTTGCTTCGTGTCGCATTTGACGCGCTTCCAGCCTTTGAACCCGACGATAACAACGGCGGTTTCGGTTGCGCTTTGGTTCCAAATGTCAACGTAGGGTTGAGAGCCTTTGCGGAACGGGAGAACGGCGGGGCCTACCGGCCCGTTGATATCGTTCAGCGTTACCCAGTCCGACGTAATAAATTGCCCGTCGCCGTCGACCAGGCGGAACTTCAAATCTTGCGGGTTGAGCGTGCCCGTGGTGCCTACGATTGGTTGCGCGAAGATTTCACGCGCCAGATAATCCGCGTCATTGTCGACTTGCAATTGATTTTTGAGCGACTGGATTCCCGGAGCGATGGTTACCGTGATGGGGTCAAAGTCGAACTCGACATCACACCAGCCGGGGAGCTGGGGGGTGAAGCCTGCCCACTTGGGGGCGTACATGTTTCCTGACCAGGGGTTGACGGAAAAGCCGTTGGGGGTCATTTGTTTTTGGCCTCGGTCAGTATCCCGGCTTGGATCGCCTTTGAACGCTCGACAGCCGCCTTCACTTCTTCGAACACAGAACGCTTTGAACCGTCATGGGCGCAGCAGCCGAGGCCGAGCACCAGAGCGAAGAACAACCACGTTGGAGAAAGGCGCGTCATTGGGGGATCAGGATACACCCTTCGAAAAAGAGTTGTATGGTCGACTGCGCTTGCTGCGTTCCCACTTCGAGCCGCACGATTTCACCCTTGGGAATGAACACGCCGCCCTTCGATGGAGTCTTACCCTGCCCGCCCATCAGCAAACGCCCATTGCGGCCGGTGCCGCCCATGTTCCACAGATCCACGGGAACCTGCGAAAGAAACCGGCCCGTGGGCCACTGGATTCGGACATAGGTGTAAGGCAACGAAACAATGGAGCTGATCCCATGCACCAGAAAATCGTACGCGGGCGGAAAGCCTTGCTCAAGGCCGGGAACCGCGAGATACGCGCCCGTGCCGTTGACGATGGTGTACTGAAACACCGGAGTGCAAGGAACCTGTAGAAACTTGCCGGCATCGCATTCGTAGGGAGTGCAGGCCCGGAGCTTCGCCGCTGTGAGTTTGCCGTCGTTCATTGGATCGCCGGAGCCGCCGCCTTTTTCTTTGCCACACGAACAGGAGCGAACCGCCGCCGCAATCGCCGCCGATAGGCCCGGAATGGTTCGTAGTTGCGCTCTGCCTGATCTGCCGCTTCGAGTGCTGGGAGCAAGTCACGCTCCACTCGATCTAGTACGCGCCGGATTCGTTTGGTGGGTTCGCAGCAATCGCGGTCCTGAAGGACTTTTGCAATCCCATGCGTCAGAATATCAACCCATACTTCAGCGCGGTCTCGTTCTTCCCGTGCCGCCGCTTCCTTTTCGTCGTCTCGCCGCTTCATACAGACCCTCCCGCCGAGATCAGCCGCTTTTCACATTCCCAGTCTTCGATGCCGAGAGTGACGAGAAAGGCCGGTTTGTCGGTCTGACCGGACATTTCGCAAATCTCGCGGTCGCACCGCTCTAAAGCGCTTGCGCAGTGTGTTGCGCGACTGGTTTTATCGTTCATTTTCGATTAGCCCAGACGAGTATACCAGCCGCCGCGACAACCGCAAGCAGGCCCCCAACTCCCGACAACGGGTTGGAATCCTGCCCCAGTCCCGAAAGGCCCGCACGCCACGCCGCGAGCCGCGCCCGTTCAGAGGCTACCGTTTCATGTGGCGCGGGAGTATTCATCACGACCGGAGCCGCCAGCGGAATCGGAGCCGGGGCGTTACACGGGCAGGGAGGAACCAGACCGCGAACTTCAACACCCGCCTCTGTGTAATTCGGGTATGCGGCAACCAGCGCTTTCCAGTTGCGCCGTGGAAGCCGGGGACGTGGCCATGGCCGGCCGTCCCGTCGGATCGGGAAACCATAAGACCCCGTGAGAATGTCGACCGGGGTTAAAGCGTAGGGCACTCCCGGAGTCGGAAGTACGGAGAGCGGATCGTATCCCGCAGGAACCGGGAATCCGTAAGCGCCAGCGGGGATAGTGCCGGGGCTACCGTCGCCGTTCGGATCATAGAAGCCTTGACCCGCAAAAGCCGGATCGGAGCAACAATCCGCAACCAGGCCGCCCATTACCCGATTTCCCCCGACGACAATATCGTTGACTCGCGACTGTTCGGCCGTACGCCGCGCCAGCTCGTTCGCCACGTATGCCGGGGTACGCAAGCCTGAGTAATCGTTTGTGAATGGCGTGTAGCCCATGGTTTTTATTTTGGCCTCGTCAGATCATCCCGGCCCGGATTAACATGTGAGCGCTCGACAGCCGATCAATCCGCCTTCGGAGGTAGACGAACAAATCTTGGATGTCGAGCGCACTTGAGCCACCATCGAAGCGCGAACGCCCGACGAGGCCAACCCAAAAAAGAAGTTGAAAGAGGCGGTGCAGCCCACATAAGAAAACCACACCGCCCTTGCCGCCCAGAGGATGTAAGACACCGAGCGGCCCTTGAGTACTTCTCAGTCTACTGAACCGGCAAGTCGGAAATGCCGTCGAGCAGAATGCGCATGTACAGGCCCGCAGGACCCGTCATGGTCGGAGGCGCAACCGTTCCACCCGCGCCCAGGTTGTTCGACCCGTTGAAAAACAGGTTCAAGCTGAAGCGCGTATTCGGCGGAATGTACTTCGACCAGCTCCCAAAGGACCGCTGATAGACAGGAGCCGGCACACCGTTGTTCACGATGTCCAGTCCGCTGTTGGTGGTCGAGCCCGCAATGCCCGCCCCGGCCGGGAAGTCTCGGATGTAGCCTTCGTGGAAGATCTTGTCCGAGATTTTGAACTCAAGGAAGCAGGAATCCTCAACCGCTTGGATGTCGGCGAAGGTCATGCGCGGTGAGTACTGAATGCAGATCGAGCCGAGCAGCAGGCAACGAGGCGGGGGAAACTCGTTGGGCTTCTGCATGTTGGTTTGCAACTTCGTGTTGGCCGCGTTGCCGACCAAGAATTGATTTTGCTGCCCGATTGCGGTGGCGAAGCAGAAATACACGGGTTGCAGAACTTGACTGCCGCCCGTAAGCGTCTGGACGGTATCCCAGTAGCGAGCCGGTTCCCGATCCACCATATCCGCAACGAAGGCGTTGGTGTTGCGACCGGGCATGTTGACTGCCGTGTAGCCGGTAAAGCGTGTCGAAGGTGTTGGTGTCATATTGGTGTTGTCCTTTGGTTTTCTCGGGGGCCTTAGTACGACGCTGCCCCTCCGATGTCATACGGGCTAAACCCGTTCATTCCCTTCCCGGCCGCCATCGGCGGTGCCGCAATTGCGGTTGCACCCCAACCGCTGGGGATTCGAATATCGGCCGAGGCGATCGGATCGAGCAGGATCTGAGGCGACACGTACGACTGCGCCTGATAATCCCCCATCCCCAGATTGGCCACGTAGGAACCGAACGGGGTGTAATCGTTGAGTGCCCGCAGGATCACCTGGATAACCGTTCCGATCAGGATGCCGTGAGCCGCGTTCCGGTTTTTCATCACCTTATCGGCAAGGAACCAGAGGACACCGCCCGCCGCCACGTTGCCGGCGTACCCGATAACTCCGCTGTTGTTCGAGCCGAGCACCAGTTGAGCGCCCAACTTCGAGCCCAACGCGCCGACTACCGCGAATGTGCCGGTTGTGACCAGGCCGCCGACCGAGCCGACCGTGCCCGTGTTGCGCCGGTACTTGCGCCCGGTGTTGCGACGGTGAGAAACCCCGCCGTAGTGTCGTTTTGCGTGCCCGGTGTTCTTTTTGTAGCTGCGTTTCGACCCCGGCCGCCGTTTGTAAGACTTCTTTCGTTTTGATGTTGCCATACTTCCCTTTCTAGCGCCGGGGTTGCCGGTGCTCAGACTGTACGCGAGAATTTCACCACCTGCGTTCGAGCGGGTAGCGTGGTGCGAGCTTTTCCGCTTATAGCTCTTCCGTGAAGGAGAGCCGAACGCGCGTCCGCGATTGCCTACGACACGCGTGATTTCTGTGGTTCTTGCCATTTTCGTTTCAAACCCTCCTTCTTTTGTCTTTGGCCTCGGTCAGCATTTCTGCTTCGGAGGCCACTGAAGGCTCGACAGGTTGCCGTTACCTCGTTGGACTGAACGGGCGCTTGATCCGAACCCGCACGCCAGCGCCGGTGAACGCCACGTTCGTGAGGGTTACGTTGTTCGCCGTCTTCGTGGTCACGAGCGTAGCCGCCGTGTTTCCGGCCGCGAGGAGGTTTTCAAACTCCACTTCGGGATAACCCAAGGTGAGATCCGCCGCCGAGATATTCATGTTGTGGACGATGACGGTGGTGAGTGTCGCGCCGTCGCCCGTGATGATCGCGGACATCTGTTGATGCGCCCGCATGACTTGCGCAGTAGGAGGGGTGGCCCCGCCCGCGCTCGGATTTTCGTAATTGATGGTGTTTGCCATGTTCTCCTACTTTCTGATTTCCAAAATGTCACGCCCGCCTTTGCGGACAACTCGAACCGATTTCACCTTGGTCCACTTGCGCGGGGGGTTCGACCGGATCATCTCTTTCAACCGCTTGCGCTTCGCCGCCGCGCCCGCTTTGGTGTAGGTGTTTGCGCCGCGCCGTTTCGCGGTCTTGCGCTTTGCTTTCCGGGGCGCATTCTTCCGCTTGCCCTTTTTCATGTACTTCGCCCGCCATGCTTTGGAACCGAATTTTAACGCCATGTTGTTTTGGCCTCGTTCTG